CGAACCCGGGCGCTGCGTGACGCCCATTGACATCTATGTGTCAATGGGAGTTGGGTATTCCAAGGTTATCTTGGAATACCTGATTGCACTCATTCGCGTTAGCGAATGGTGCAAAGATCTTCCCTGAAACCAGTGAAGATCCCACTTCTCTAGCAAGAATGTTACAGAAGTGAAGGATGACCTTCGTCAAAGGGTCACCCATCAGTACCCCCCGATTTAAATCGGTGGATCTGAGGTCCCCGTCTACAGGGGTACCTAGATTCTTCAACGGTCCTGTGCCGTAGAAGAATACTCGTCTCGGGCGGAAACATACCGCTCGGACGATTCCTTGCAATGTACGGGGTATCCCGCACATTCGCATCCACCTGTCGCCGATTATATCGGCGAGGGTGTGGACCATACGGTCCGTAGCTTCTTGGTAGTCTGTGCTACCAACGAAGCAGTCTTCCCAGACTACACGACGCTCGACATGATCGGCGTACGTGTCTTCTTCTCTGAGAGGTTTCCTCTCAGTGAAGAGTTCATTATACATCTCTTCAGAGAAAAAGTCTCTGAAAAGATTCCATCCGTGGTTGGATCTCCCCATCCCGGATTCGGATGACCTGAACCCCTTCTTGAGGGGCCAGGCACATATCTTGGAGACTGTATCTAGTACAATCTTCAAGGCTGCGTGCCCTTTTGTAACGGCACGAGCTTTACCAGGTTCACTGACCAGTGTCAGTGAAACCTTTCTAAGCTCTTCAGGCGAGGTCTGAAGAACTTCTTCAAGACAGGCGTGAAATACGGCTGTCCCTATAGAATCGAAACTGTCCTTATGACAGTATTCGATTATGTTACCACTATCCAGGTCTCTTACCGGGATGTGGATTTGCTCATACTTGGACATTATGTCCAAGATGGCTTGAGCGGTTCCTCCGCTCTTCCTGGTTTCCTCCCAACAGGCGGAACCAGTGACCGTTACTCGCGCCTTAGTCGCGAGTCCGGTAAATATTCCGCTTGGCAATTCAGCCAAGAGGGAATCGAG